AGCCATTATCGATTATACTACCGAATACATGGAGGAATTCATGGGTTGGCCTGATGCCGATGACCAAACAACATTCAACAATCAAATCGCTAACAATTAACATATAACATCATGACAACATTAAAATCTACTTCAATCCTTGCTTCAATCCTTGCTCAAAACCCTTATCACATTATCTCCATCCAAGGTCAAATGCCTATGTCACATGCTCAAAATACATATGACTTCGAAATTGCCGAGGATGACCCACATTACGAGGAGATATCGGATTATTCACTCGAAATGCTCTGGGTATATACTTATGCCGATAAGGAATCCTTAGAACTCGACCTAATGGATATCCTCAATCAAATGGACTTACTTAGAGGCTGCGATGACCAATACTTTGATTATAACGTAGACGAAGTAGACATGGTACTCTACGGTGCAACCATTATCCAGGAACAGGAAAAATACAAACCTCTTATCATGCAAAAATTCCAACATTACAAAGATAACTTCGATGAGGAAGAACATGCCGAGGAAATCGACTATTATCTTAACTTCCTCGAAAAACCAGAAACTCTTTACACTTTCACTGAAAATACTATCAACCTTTTCAAATCCTTTATCAAATGAGAACTAAACTTATAATCCTAACATCAATTGCCATGGCTCTAGTAGTCATGGCTTTCCCTACCAATAAATTCCAACCTAAAACAGTATGGGAACACTACTGCAAGTATACATTGCACATACACCCATCACAGGCAACCGAGGACCAATACGATTACTTCCTTGACTGCTGGTCAGGAGATGACGAATACCAATATCTCTATGACTACTACGAGAACAAATACCCAGAGTACAACAACCAACTAAAACATTACGGAAAATGAACGAAATACTAACTATCAACGGATACCCAATAGGATGGTCCTGGTTAAAATCGGTACCTCTAGAAGACTTTAACTGGCTCCTAGAAGTATTCACCACTATGACGGATAACGTAGATACTTATAACTTTGCTACCCTTGATATCAATGATACAAATAGAGAACCTCCATACCCAATAATTGATATCAACAGAGAAGGCCTAGCCAACTTCCTATACGATGACCAAGGATACGAAGCAGGTATCAGAGAATACGGATATTACATCGCTGCCAAATCCTTAGATATCAAATCCGAAGAAGATTACATGAATCACTTAACCGACATACGTCTAATCTGTAACGAATTATGAAAAAGAAACCTAAGAACCCAGTATACATACCAGGCTAGGATAAATGGTCAGAACATTTCCCTACTCCAGGCAAACTAAGACCCAGTAACTTCGGACACATGTTCTGTGAACCTAACTCCCAATACAACAAGTTACTTCGTACCCAAAACAAATTAAAACAGAAAAGGAAATGAAAACCCTACTACTAATCCCAGTAATCCTATATACCTGGTTATCATTAACCCACAGGGATAAGATATACCATCAAATACCAAACCCCACCAACAAACAAAAATACATATACTTAATCCTACAAGGCCTACAGATAATCCTATTAATCTTATTAGAGACCTTAATCCTAAGAATACCAAACTACTAACCCACCAAACAAAAACAAATATTAAATACTAAAGCCCAGTATAAAACAAAATCATACTGGGCCTAACTATGTTACATAATACACATACCTAATATCACCAATCATATAATCAATATACATATAACTAATACAATATTGAAGGCCTTCCGGGGGTGTTGGGATTAAGGCAAACTTCTAGGCCTAGCCCCCCTATCACTATACAACACCACTACTCTATAGCTATCTAACACATCTGTCTCAAGGTCCTAAGGCTATATAACCAATTGCCTAAAAGGCCCACAACTAAGGCCCATTTGGGTACCTAAATCCCCTTAATCCTAGACCCCTAATGGCCGCTTATTATATAATATATTATATAGAAATGGTTGGGATTAGGCAATAGGATTTGTAGGATTAGGCATTAAAATATACCATTCATGGCCCCAGGATTTATTGGAATTATATAAAATTGTAGGCCATTCAAGGTACCTAAAAACTAGTAACTATGTTATTAATGGCCCTTGTAGTTAGTTAAAAAGAAACTTTAGATTGCTAGAAGAGATACTTCTTTTGAGAGAGTACTGATAGAGAGATACGTAATATTAGTATTAGAGCTATAATACATTATCCATTAAGGGCCTCAGTAGGATTTGCATAAATAAATAAAAAGCATTATATTTGCACTATAAACAATTAAAAATATATAGATATGAAAACAGTACAATTTAATGCAAACAACATCCTCAACGGTAACAATTATCCTATTGCCTATTATTATCCTATGGCCAAGGACCTGGTAATCATTTCTACTGGCCATGACGATTCTATTATCGATGACCCAATAGGTTACTCAGAATATATCATTCCTATCCTAGAAGCCATTCAAAAGACTTCTATTAAGGTATACCGGTTATATCTTGCTTCAATTACTTCTACGGTCACAGATTACAAAGGTACTCATACCTGGGTCTTCACTACGGGCACTACCTATTCCGATGCCGACATCGAGTATATCCAGGCTGCCTTATATAATGTATTCTGCGAAAACAATGACCAATGCGAACCAATCGTAAACTACGTTAACAATACATTTATCATTACCGACATCTATTCATGTTAAACCATCGCTAACTATGTTACCTTATAAGCCCAGCCTATCTTAGGTACTGGGCTTTTCTTATGTAACCTAACTCTAGGCCATCATGGGACTTGCTAAAGCTTACATATGTCCTAATATAGGCCTTAGTTCTTTAGGACTCCATACATGGCCCATGGCATTGGTATAAAAGCCTGCTAGTCACCCAATGGCCTTTATGTATGATAATATACAGATAATAACTACCGGACTGTATGGGGCCTCCGAATTTCTAAAGTGGTACCTATACCAACCCCTTCCCTATATCCATCAATATACCTATATTACCTACCCACAACCATGCCCCCCAATTCAAACCCCTAAAACCTACTTGCAAATTTTTCATGCAAAATTATTAAAAATAATTCTTTAAAAATTTCTCGAAAATTTTTCTGAAAATGTTTTGCAGATTAAAATATATTTCTTATCTTTGTAGTGTTGAAAAAACAAAGAGATATTTAAAATTTTGATTAACTATTTTTAAAGAAAAAATTCTCTAAAAATTTTGATAATTAAAAATTAAGTTGTATCTTTGTAATACAGAAAAACAAAACGTTCTTTGAAATACTGAAACAAATAAATATTCCTTTTCTCTTTTTCTTATAAATCTTTTAGTTTTATAGAGAAAAGGATATAATAAAATAAATTTAAAAACTAAAAGTATTTTATTATGGAAGAAGAATTAAAAAATGTAGTAGTTGAAAACAAAGAAGTGAAAGTAAACAAAGTAGACGCTAAAAAAGCAAAAGCAACTGCAAAAGCAAATAGCACTATCAAACTTTCAGTTGATTCAATTTTTAAAAGTCTAAATGAAAAAACAAACGGACTTTTAAAAACTTCTTTAGGAAAGAAAACAGAAATTTATGTTGAATCTCTGTTTGCTGAATTGAACGAAAAGCAAAAAAAAGCATATCGAAAAAAGTTAAGAAATACAACTTTTTCTTTGCTTGATTCGATTTGCAAAGCAAAAGAAGAAAAGAAACAAAATGAATTAAAAACACTTGTTTCTGCATTTACAGAGTTTTATAAGCAAGTCTACAAAATAAACGATTTTTCTTTTGCTTCTATTGCAAGCGAAAATACAAAGGACACAAAAAAAGAAGTTCTTACAAAAGGTTTGAATATTGTTAAGAATTTCAAGTAACTAACAACAAAGGGAAAGATTAATCTTTCCCTTTTTAAAATTTTAAATAATATGCTTATATTTACTTTATTAGTAGCTACTTTAATAGTAGTGATTTGTTTTATTTGCTTATTGTATTTTGTAGCAAACGTTTTAAATAAACGTTATGCAATAGTTTTAATTGATAACAGTTATCAATTAATAGACGTAAATACATTAGAAAATTACGTTGATAACGTTAATAAGGTATTAGATATAGACGAAAGAAATTATTTAGACATTACTTTAATTTCTTTTAGTTTATTCATTATATATTTATTTGCTTGCACACACAAAGAAAATAAAAATTTCTTTGATAAGTATTTTAATAAGCACTACGATACAATCGTATATTAATATTGAAAGGGACAAATGAATAAATGTTTGTCCCTTACTTTTTATTTTTAAATGTTAAATTTAACGTAACCGTTCCCCCCATTTACTACCACACAAAAATCGCTCCTCGTATTAAGGGGTACCTAGACATCCCACAAAACACACAAAGAAGCCAGAGACCTAATATCCCTGGCAACTTATCATAAAATACTACCTAATAAGTCATTGGTCCTTTCCCTACCTAATACTCCCTTAATCTTACCACCATTCTTTCGATAAAAGAAAACATACCACATTTGAAGATTAGGTAACCACCATCTCTTAACTTCATTATAACCTTTAAAGTATCTTTCAATACAATTCATATCCAAATCGGTAATCCAAATCTGATACCAAATCCTATTACCTTCAGAACATCTTAGGATTCTCTTAAATTCATCCTCATATACTGTATCAACCTTCACCATATTGCCTAAACATTTCTTGGTTCATCCTAAATCCAGGCCTAGATATAATCATCCTCTGGATATCATGTATCTTCATCGCTATCTCATTTGCCTCCATCGGATGATTGATAGGTAATGCCAAAAACCTATTCCAAATCTCTTCGGTAAGCATAAGGATTTCCTTTTCCTCTTTGGTAAGCTTTGCTAAATCTTCCATCATGGGTATATTTTAGGTTCTTCAAATGTAAGAGGAGGGAGCTCTGGTTCTCCCTCTCTTTTAATTCTCTCTAAATCCTCTAAGGCACACTCTAGTATTTTAATACGGTTATCATTATAATCTTTAGATATAGGAAACCAGAATGCTGTTCCTAGAAGGTATTCATGTCCTTCTAGGTTTTCTAATGGCATTCTATACCATATCCTACCTTCAATTCCTAATCCTTCTCCTTGCAATTTTATGATGGTAGGGCTATAATAATTAAAGTATACTATCTCGATATTAAACCTTTGTGGGGTGAACCATGGTTTAATTACATGTCTCCATAGGAAAACTTCTTCGACTAATGCAAATTCTCTACTGATAGTTCTGCTTACATCAATTAGGTCAGCACATAATCCTCTTGGAGAATCGGGTATATTAAGCCTTCCATATAGGACTGCTTCAAATGTATTCTTTACTGGAAGATAGTAATTTCTTATCCTTTCTTCGATTACCTTATTCTCTTTGGAATTATAATCGATTGCAGTGTACGTAGGCTTTTCCATCCTTCCCTAATTTTCTTTCAAACCATTGGCAGGTAATACACTTTGGACTTCCTACCATTATCTGTACTTCTCCTTTAATTACTGGACATGGATTGGTAAGCTTCTTTTGCCTACCTACCTTCTTCGTCGTTATTTCTCTGTTCATGGTTATTAAAATATGTGATTAGTAAATATATCGGAAATAGAGGCATGATTAACCAGATAGTTAGGAAAAAGAACCCCACCCTTTTCATTGGGTGGGATGAGGTAATTACTCTGGTTATAAACCATGCAGGTATAAAACATATGGCATATATAATGCCTAAGATTATCCAGGTTATCATTGTTCAAAGTACTTATTTACGATTTTGGATATCTTCTTATCTAACTCTACGATTAGTTCGCTGAACTCTTTATCCTTCATATCTTTTATCTTGGCTTCGATAAATTCCAGGTTTCTCTTAATAGAGAAATAAGATTTGAAGGCTTGGTAATCCAATTCAGATTTATCTGTTAGAGGTAATATCATACTTGATTTACCATCTAACCTTGTATAGAACCCATCTGGTCCGATAGTTCTTGATACTTTTACCTTATTACTCAGTACTGCAAATCCACCTTTCTTATCGATAGATTCTACAATTACCTTCTCCATTAAGGTTTTGCCGTCAGAGAAAATGACTTCTTCACCCTCCTTTAGCTTTTTGGTTTCTTTGTTCTTTTTCATATCTTTATTATTAAAATGTTTATGCAAATATACAAAATTAATCTGATTTAATGCAATTATTAATCATTATTTTTAAATCTGCTGCGGTAAAGGATTTCCTGTTAAGTAAGTCGTCTAGTTGTTCTGGAGTTAGGATTATACCATTTGGAGTAAAAAGTTCTCTTAAGTGTGCCGGAATTATTCCCTGGAATCCCCAATTATTATACGAACCAATATACACTTTATCATTTACCATTGCAGCAATATATTTCTTGGTTGAACCTAATGACTCTCTTCTAAAGGTAGCGACTTCTAACCAAATCTTATTTAAGTGAATAAAATAATGCTGAAAATAAGGTGTAACCAAGGGAATCATTTCATAATTAGAATCCTCTATCAGAGTTTTATCCGATTCAATAATTCTATGCCAAAAAGCACATCGAAAACAAAGTTGTTTTTCCTTCATTAATTGAGGTACTGTTTTGGCTAAATCGTAATCATCCAAATCTAATGGTGAATTACATAGGTGACATGTGAGTTTCTCTTCCATATTATTATAAATTTTTATATAAGATAATAGAACTCCTAACTATCATCCAGATAAGGTATACGCAATACTTTCTTTTCTTTAATGAACTTTAAAATATAACGTTATGGATAAGTTAACTAATGAAATGATTGTGGCTCTGGCCAATGATTTAGGACTGGAGCCAGCTCTTTTAAAGGCAGTACAACTGGTTGAAGGAGCAGGTAGAGATGGATTTCTAGTAGATGGTAGACCTCAAATTCTGTTTGAAGGTCACATTATGTACAAAGAAACCAAAAATAAGTTCGGTTTAGACAAGTCAGTAGCTGCTCAAAAGAGTTACCCTACGATTTGTTTCCCAAAATGGGATAAATCGAAGTACTTAGGAGGAGCAAGTGAGTACAAAAGACTCGAAATTGCCAAGAAAATCGACGAAGAATGTGCTTTGAAGTCAGCTTCTTGGGGAATGTTTCAGATTATGGGCTTCAATCACCTCTATTGTGGCTGTAAAGACGTCTTCGAATTCGTGAAAAAGATGCAGGAATCTCATGAAAGTCAGTTAAAACTCATGTATTACTACATGAATAATACCAGTTGCTTGAAAAATCTGAAAGAACATGACTGGGCAGGCTTTGCTCGGAAGTATAATGGTCCTGGTTATGCTGAAAATGCCTATGACCAGAAGTTAAAAAACGCTTACGAAAACTTTAAAAACAAGATATAATGAAGGTAATTTACAACAAATTCATACCTTTCAAGGGATACAAGGCAATGAACCTATTCGGAATTGTCTTTGTAAGAAAGGGTGCTAAGTTTGACACATATGATTACAACCATGAGCACATTCATCTCAAACAAATGCAAGAGATGTTATGGATATTCTACTACTTATGGTATGCAATCGAGTACTTAATCATCATGTTCTTTGCTAAGTGGAACAAACAAAGCGAAAGATATCATGATGTAAGCTTTGAGGAAGAAGCCCATAACAATGACCACGACCTGGAATATATCAGGAAACGTAAACATTATTCCTGGGTTAAGTATGTAAAACTTAGAAGTTACAAGAAATGAATGTATTAGGGATATGTGCAGGCCAAGGAGGTCTGCTCTTCCCTTTTAGGAAGCACCTATTAGGGAATATTGAACCTCGAGGAGTATTTCATACTCCAGGTGAAGAGCAATGGAAGACCAATTTTAAGGGTGTACCATTCTATAAAGGATATAACTTACCTGAGTTTGATGAGAAAGTAGATGTTATTTTATCTTCTCCAGACTGTGGTATGTCGTCTATTATGAGGCTTTCAAAAGTAAAAGAATTGGGCAAACCTAAGAATAACCGAAGTTTAAATCTAGTAATAGAGGGAATCAATTATTACAAGCCTAAGATTTTTCTTATAGAAAACCTGCCTCGTTTGCTATCTCTTCTACCCAATAAATACCTTCAGGAAGCCTTTAAGGACTATAAACTTATTTTTCACGAAAGAAGCGTTTCCGACTATGGGAACTCCCAAGTATCAAGGAAACGTTTAGTTATCGTTGGAGTTCATAAGAAAACTGGTAAGAAATACTTGGATGCTTTTAATGAAGTATTCCAAGTAAAAACTCCAACAATTACTAGAAATCTACTTAACGATTACCAGAATCCCTTGAATTATAACATTCCAATTGAAAAGACTTTGGCAATGTATGATTATCGAAAGCTTCCTGCAAAGAAGAATCTAACCGTTAGAAAGATTCAGTTATTGTGGAATAGTGACTTCAAGAATGAAAAGAAATGGCCCATAAAGACTGCTAAGATGAGTACTCTCCCAGGAGTGTATCGATTAGAGTTAGATAAAGCTCCTCTAACTTTAAGACCTGCTGATAGACAGTTCCGACCCGATGGTTACCCTCTTGGGATTTTAGATTTCAAAGCAATTATGGGATTCCCTAAAGCCTACAAGATTTTCATGGATGAAGGAAATTACCTTTACTGGCTTAACAAGGCAAGGTATACCATTGCCAAGGGTTCGGTATATGAGGTAGGGATTTGGTTCAAGAGATGCCTGAAAAAGGTTAATATATACTAAAGTATATATTACTTCCTGGTAGACCTTGAAAAATATAGATATATAATATACTTCGTATATATATCTATATTTTTTATATACTCTATATCTATATACTTATAGATATACGAAATTAGGTATATTAGGATAGAAGAAACACTTCGATTCACTTCGTTCATCGAATAATTAGGTTCGGTACCGAACCTAATTGGAGAAGTATGTTAACTATATACTTCTGAAACCTAAAAATTTTATGATATGAGATTGATAAATACCAAGACCCAAGTTAAGAAGGCAAATCTCCCAACAATCCTAATCTTTGTTAAACAGATTTGCTTACAAGTTCCTCGGTTTAGATTTGAGATAATCGAAACTGAACACACTTTTCAGTTTAAGTTTTACCTTTTGAAGTCAAGGATATCTCCTATTGAGAAGTATTGGCTCAAGAAACGAATCAAAAAGTTCATCCATGAAGACTCTTAAGAACGTAGCTATTCTAGCATTGCTAGGATTTACTATTTACCTTTGCTTCAGGAATTACAAACTGAATTCATATATCAGACAACTTCCTGATTCATTGGTCATTGGCATTCCTGATACAATCAAACTGAAAGAGAACTTCAAGCCCCAATCACCATATACACAATTGGTTCAGCCCCAGAGAATTCTTCTCTACGACTTCTATCGAAACAGTAGCAATTCGACTAAACCCCAAGCTTCTGATTCAACAGCGGTTACTTCGAATAGAATTAGTAGAGAAGATTCTTTGGTCCAATTTACCTTGGATAAAAACCAATTGAACCTAAGTTTATTCAACAAGGAAACAAACTCATATTCAACGAGAATGTTTAACATGGACTTAGATAAGTATAAGTACAATTGGTATGAAGGTCAATTAACTCAAAAAAGAATTAGAAAACTAACTCTAAGTCCATACGTTTATGGTAAATATAGGGTCTTTAATCAAATGTTAGACATAGGGACAGGCCTTTCAATCAAGACTACTAATTTCAATTATAAACTCGGTATAAATGCTTTTCATTATCCGAAGTTCTTTTCGGGAATAAAAGCTGACTTAGAGTTTTCAGTAACATATAACTTTTGATTATGGCAAAGAAGATTAACATAGAAACTAACACATCTGCTCTCACAAGGGAAGAACTAGCAACACTTGCTAAAGTTAGTAATGATGTTTTTTACTTTAGCCTTTTCACTTATGTGATACACCCTATGAGGGGAAAGGTAAGATTTGAACTTTACCCGTATCAAAAATCGGTTCTGTATAACTTCGTAAAAGAACGTTTCAATATTCTGCTTAAGTTCAGGCAGGCAGGTATTACGGAGCTTATATCTATGTACTGCCTATGGTTGGCGATGTATCATCCTAACAAGAAGATTAACATTATCTCAATCAAGGACACAACAGCAAAGAAGGTACTTAAGAAGATTAAGTTCATGTACAAAAACCTGCCATGGTATTTACAGACACCGATTATAAATGGTCGTTCGGGAGAATATGGTTCTGCATCAATGATAGAGTTCGATAATGGCTCATTCATAGAATCTATCCCAACGTCTTCAGAAGCCGGTCGTTCAGAATCTCTATCCTTACTGGTAATTGATGAAGCAGCAGTAGTTAGATGGGCAGCCCAGATTTGGGCAGCCGCTTTTCCTACTCTTTCCACTGGTGGAGCTGCTATCATCAATTCCACTCCTTATGGAGTTGGTAACTTTTATCACTCTACTTGGGTTGATGCTATTGCAGGTGGGAATCCATTTAACCCACTTCGATTATATTGGCAAATGCACCCAGAACGAGACATTAATTGGTACAATGAAATGTCTTCTGCTTTGGGAACCAAAAGAACTGCACAAGAAATTGATGGTGACTTCTTATCATCTGGAAATACGGTCTTCGACTTAGCTGACATAAAAGCTATCGAAGACTGTCTTAGTGATTATCCGGTTATTAAGAAAAGATTCAATGGTCAATATCGGCAATTCTTAGAACCAACACCAGATAAGGAATATTTCATTGGTGCTGACGTTTCAACTGGTAGGTCTTCTGACTACTCTGCATTTACTTGCATGGATAAACAAGGAGAAGAACAAGCAGTATTCAAAGGTAGACTTTCAGTAGATAAGTATGCAAGGTTACTTGGAGATACCGGGCATTTGTTTAACTTTGCCACTATTGCTCCAGAATCTAATGATGTTGGATTGGCAGTAACTTCTGCTCTTCAAACTGAAGGCTATCCTAAACTGTATTACTATCAGAAAATGCTTAAGAAGAAAGGTAAATCTAGACCTGAGGTAGATAAATCTCCAGGATGGTTAACTACACAAAAGAACCGTTCTGTTATTGTAGAGGGACTTGAACAGGATATTCGAGAAGATAATATCACTGTTAAAGACCCTTTCTTTGTTCAAGAAGCATATACCTTCATATATGATGGTTTAGGTAGGCCAGTTGCAATGGGTAAGCATAGAGCTAACAACTCTACAGTAGATGTAGACCTAGAAGGGGATGTATATGCAGATGACTCTATATTCGGTAAAGCAATCTGTAATCACATAAGAAAAGGAAAAACTAACGTAATAGTACAACCGAAATGAAAAAGCTCAATTTTAATTGGAGTTGGGGTAGAAAGAAAGACCCACCTCCTGAATCAAACAAGGAGCCAAGCAAGCCAAAAGCTGCTGCTATATCTCCTGGTAGAGTATCAGTAGATGAAGATAACTCTTTACTCAGTACTCTGAAAGGGATGACCGTAATGGTAGACCCTTCTTTTCGTGTTGAAGTAATCCCTTTGATTCGTGATTTATATAAGGTAAATCCGGATATGGGTATTGCTTTGCAGGATATGTTTAAGTTGGCAAACACAGGTCATACGGTAACATTCCCAAATAATTCAGATGCCGAAGCAGATAAGATGAGAAAACATCTTACCGAAGCTACAAAGAAATGGTCCAGGTATACTGCTGGTATAGACGGTCTAGTTAATAAGATGATTGTACAATGCCTTGTTAGTGGAGCTATATCTGTTGAAGGAGTTCCCAATGATATGTTGGATGGTTTGGACACAGTCTTATTCCTTAGACCCGAGAACATTGTTTTCAAAAGAGAGAACAATGGAGTATATTCTCCTTACCAGAGGAATAAGAATTACTTCGTAAAGCACCAAGATTATATCAAACTAAACCCAGAAACTTATGTGTATGCTGGTATGTTTAATGATACCGATGAACCTTATGGGATTCCTCCTTTTATGGCAGCATTGGATTCATTAAAAGGCCAACATGATATGAAGGTTAACTTCAAACACATAATGGAAATGGTTGGTATGGTAGGATTCTTGGAAGCTAAGATGACTAAACCAGACCAGAACCCCAATGAAAGCTTACAAGCTTATCAATCCCGTCTTGAACGTACCCTAAGAGATTTGAAAAGAAATCTTCGTAATGGTATGAAAGACGGTATAGTAACTGGTTACATTGATGACCATGAGTTTAAACTCAATTCAACTACCAAGGAACTTGGTAATATTGAGAAACCCTGGAATATGAATCAGCAATCAGTTGCAAATGGTTTGGGAGTTAATGGAAACCTTATTGGAGTTAGTTCAACAACAGGAGAAGGAGCAACGGGTATAATGCTGTCTAAGTTAATCAGCCAGTTAAAAAATATCCAAATGCTTGTAACTTATGTATTGGATTTTCTTTATTCTCTAGAACTGCGTCTGGCAGGCTTTGATAATAAGGGAATAAAGATATCATGGGGAACTTCAACTATCTCTGATGAAGTTAAGGTTCAACAAGGTCTTCAGTATAAAATCCAAAACCTGGATTTATTATATAAGGCTGGTATCATTAGCCAAGACCAATATGCTTGGGCAATGGGTTATGATTCTCCTGATGAGAATGAACCAAGAGTTTCACTTGAGGACCAATTTGCTAAGGGTAATTCAGACCCTCAAGAGGGAACTAAGAAGAAGCAAAGGCAGGATGATAAAAACCAATCTGCTCGTAGGTCAAGAGATAAAACTAATCCGGCTCCATCTCGTGGAGACCAAAATACAAAAGCAAGATGAGTAAATTTACTAAGAAAAACAAAGAGCATCTTGATTCAATGGTGATTGGCCAGGGTCATACCATTATGGCTGGGTATATCCCAGAATCAGTTGGAGCCCAGGCTTTCTCAGAGAATTATTACAAATGGAAGACTCCGACACCGGATACCATTGCTCAATTTGGATTTTGGGGAGGAGATATAGATTATAATACCTATTATCCAAACCTTGATAAATCAGAACTTACTCCAAAGGATGAAGAGTTCATTGAACCTATGTTCAGATTACTTTCTGAAACGATTGTATCTAAGAACTGGAATCCTACTGACTTTGGTCAGAATGGAGTACTTAAGGCTTCTATGAGAATGTTACTTGGACAAACAGTAAATTGCGACCATGAAACAAATATTGGTAATGCAATTGGAGCTGTATCTCAAGTAATGTGGCAGGAGTCTTATAAGGATGGAAGCTTTACTATACCTGCAGGTATCAACGGTATTTTGAAGATTGATGGTAAAGCTAACCCAAGAATTGCTAGAGGTATTCTCATGGAACCTCCTTCAATTCATAGTAACTCGGTAACAGTACAGTTTAAGTGGGATAAATCACACCCAGGAATGGAAGATGGTGAATTCTACCAGAAGCTTGGTACTTATGACTCTAAAGGTGAAATGGTTCGTAGAATAGTTACTGAGGTAGTTCGATATATGGAAACATCCCTGGTATCTCATGGAGCCGATTCTTTTGCTCAAAAGATTGGTGAAGATGGTAAAATCATTAATCCAACCTTTGCAAAAAGAACCTGGTCTTCTTATGAGGAATATCGGGATGACAAGTCCAAACAGTACTTCTTTACTGACTACAAAACAGACTTCAACTCATTCCAAGAAAAGGACAATACTCCCGATTCTTTTAATGATAATGGTACCCAAGAAAATCATAATCCTAATAAAGAAAATATGAACAAAGAATTGCAAGAATTTTTAGAAAAGCTTTTCGGAGATAACATGTTATCTCTGGCAGAAGGCAAAGAAATGACTCAGGAAGAAGTTATTTCTTGTATTCAAAGCTTGGTATCATCCAAAAACAGTCTTCAGACAACGGTAGATAATCTTACTACAGAGAAATCTTCTCTTACAGAACAGATTACCAACCTGAATGCAGAAGTTGCAAACTTGAAGGAAATGGCAACTGTAGGAAAGAATCATATTGCTTCTCTCCGTGAAAGTGCCGTTGCTACTTACAAGAAGCTGATGGGTGACAAAGCCGATGAAACTATTGTTACAATGTTGAATGCCGAAACTACTGGCATCGTTACTCTTATCTCCTTGACTAAGGATTATCAGAGTCGTCTGGAAGAAAAATTCCCAATGGTATGTGCAAGCTGTGGTTCTCACGATGTAAGCCGTGCTTCTTCTGTTGCAGAGAATGAAAATGAGGGTAAAACTGAAAAACCTGCAACTACTTCAAATGCAGAAGCCAAGTCTACTTCGGAAACCCTTGAAGACTTGTACAAGAAGAAATTCAAGTAATAATCGATAAATATCACTGTTATGACTAAAATCGTAAACAAAGACCAGCCAATGACGCTGTTTGGGGAAAAGACCCCAAGAGCGGTGATTTACAAAAGTGAATCACACAAATTGCACCAAGCTTTCTGTGTAAAAGGTGGTGAAACAATTTTGCAAGGTATGCCGGTAGCTCTTGGAGAAGACGGTTTAATTAAACCTTACACTGAATCTACTCAGGTATATATCGGAGTGGCAGTAACCGACAATGTAAATCCTGCTTACCAGGCACAGAACAAATTCCCAGTAGAGGTAACTGTTGCTGTAGAAGGTTACATGATTTGTAACTGGGTATCTAATGCTGCTGACTTAAAAGCAGGATATGTAGTTCCCTCTGGTGACTTGCTGAACGACAGATTTGTAAAAGCAAATCAGTCAACAGAGGCTACACCTTTCATTGCCATCATACCTGCAGATGAGGCAAACGAGGTAATTCAAGTACTTATTAAATAAGAGAAGAAGAAACATGGAAAAAGTTGATATTTCAAAATTGAAGAGAGAAGACTTCGCAAAAGAACTCCCTCAAATGGTACAGCAGTTGGATGCTTACCGTCAAGGTTCACAGAACAAGAAACCTGTGGACATCACATTAGGTGAACTTACCACTGGTAAATGGGGTATTACCCAAGATGAATTGTTCGAGAAGTTGGATATCAATCCGAAAATCGACACAATGGAAAACATCTTCACAATGCCTCAGCAAGATGTTCGTTGGATTGTTCCGGAAATCATTCGTTCTGCCATCACTCTTGGTATGCGCCAGGCTCCGTTCTATCCGGAGATTATTGCTTCTGACCAGTCAATCAGTGGTCTTAGCGCAATCATGCCGATGATTAACATGTCCGATGCTGCTCCTGCAAAGGTTAATGAAGCAGAAACTATCCCATTGGGAGATGTAAGCTTTGGACAGAAATCAGTAAGTCTCTTCAAAATCGGTAAGGGATTCAAACTTACTGATGAAGTTCGTAACTACGTATCTCTTGATGTATTGGCAATCTACCTTCGTGACTTCGGTGTTCAGCTCGGTTATGCAATGGATACTCTGGCAATGGATGTTGTTATCAACGGTAACAAACCCGATGGTTCAGAATCTGCTCCGGTTATCGGTGTATACGAAACTACGAATGGTATCACTTACAAAGATTTGCTGCATATCTGGGTAAGAGCTGCTCGTATGGGACGTAACTTTACTACTATGATTGGTGGTGAAGACCAAGCAATTGAAATGCTGAACTTGCCGGAATTCAAAGAACGTCATTCTGGTACAACTGAAGCTACACTGAATGTGAAGTCTCCTGTACCTAAGAATGCTAACTTTTACATTCACCCGGGTACACCCGACCAAGGCTTGCTGTTGATTGATACAACTGCTGCCTTGATTAAGCTGACTGCAAAACAGTTGATGCTTGAATCAGAAAGAATCGTATCAAATCAAACTCAGGCAATCTATGCTACTCTGACTACAGGCTTCTCTAAGATGTATCAGGATGCTGCATTGATTCTGTCTGCAAAGAAGGAGTTCACCAAGTTCGGATTCCCTGAATTCATGAACATTGACCCATATCTCTTGGTTAACCTTGAGTAATACTACACCTGGTTTATTTTACAAATAATTCCATTTCTCAATGGGGTAGGTTTTGCGAGGACCTACCCCTAATTTTAAACATCTAAAAACTTAGTAAAATTATGGATAACTATAAAGTAACTGTAGGTGCTAAAGCTTACAGCTTCCATGACCAATCTACAGGTATTACAATTTGTAGAGGAGAAGAAAAAGAATTGAGTGCTCGACAGTACAGAACTAAAAAGATTCAGATGGCTTTGAATTCAGGTCACCTGCGTTTGGTTCTTGATAAGAAAGCTGTCGACAAATACTCCAATGATGACATCGATAAGTTGGAAAAGAAACTGAATGCTCAGTTCGAAAAAGGTATGGAAATCAAAAAGATTGCCAAAGCCTATACTCTCGAAGAAGCAACCCTTATCGCTGCTCGTCACGAAATTGTTGCCGACAAAGGTGATACAGTTGAAACTCTGATTCAGGTTCTGTTGGAAGAGTTCGAAGAATCTAAAAAATAAGATACCATGGACAATCTAGACTTTGTAGCTATTGCGAATGGTCTGGAAGTTTCATTTAGAGTATTAACCAAAGTCCCAGCCAAGGCCATTTTTGACTGGGACTTTGGTGATGATAAGGGGTCCGTTTATGATGTTAAACAACCTACTTATACTTATGAAAAGTCCGGATTCTATACAGTAGCGTTGAACATAACGAACTCCGAAGGACTTAACTTAAATGCAACTAAAACCATAATTGTAAATACCGAGTCCAAAACTACATTAACCGATAGTATATATAACCTAATTAATTATTACATTCCTTCAGAAATCTCAGATGGTATGTCATCAGAAGAGAAAGCAATGTACATAACTAAATGGCAGTTATATATCCAACCGCTAGTAAATCATATTATCCCACTGGATAAATATAATGATGAGTTAATGTATGAAGCTCTAGAAAACCAACTAATTATGGAATTGGCAGCATGGGATTATCTCAATGTTAAGCTCCTTAATTTATTAACAAGTACAGGAGAATACCTAAGTCAACTTACTTCAACCAAAGAACAAGTTGGTGATGGTTCTTCTAAACCGGAACAAGCTCGAGGTGATAGAATCAAACAAATCACAACTGGGCCTACTGAAGTACAGTACTATGATACACTTGCCGATGCAACATCTTCCCTATGGAAAACATTTTCTCAAGCAATGCAACCTGGTGGTATCATAGACGAGTTAAGAAAAAACCTTTGTATGTTAGCTGGACGATTGGAAATCTACTTACCATTCTGTGACCAAGCAAGTCATGTAGTAGTTCCAAGAGTAGTAGACAGAAGAAGACCTGGATTAATAGATGGGCCAAACCCCAGCTCTCCAGTAAAACGTAATGGTAGAACCTTAATTAGAAAACGATGACCAAGACTCCTCATAGATTGGTTAAGAACCGGTCTTGGGATAGATACAAGAAGATTATAAATGATTTCTTGGATATAGATGCTGGTAGGCAAACTATAACTTGGGCAAAGAATGTAAATCAACTCCTAAGTCATGGAGAAGATGAAATCCCTAAATATTATAATATACCAATCGAGGCATTATGTTATTACAATGCCTTCAGAAACTGGCCTATTAATAAGGCAACAGTAACTGGAGAACTCGATGATGAGAATTTATCAATACTGGTTACTAAATCATATATAGAACAACTGGGACATTTAACTCCAGAAGGCTATTGGGATTTTAACTGGTCTGAAGATAGGTTCGTAATTAATGGTATTACTTATAAACCTTCTGGAGATACACAAGTTGCTCAGGCCAAGGATGAAGCATTAGTCTTCATGGTTATCCTAAAAAGGGACCGAGATACCAAAATACAATTCGTAGAATAAAATTGAAAAGTATATGGCAAAGATTTTAATGTTACGATGGAAACCAATTAATACCGGAAACGGTATTTGGTTTGATAGTAACCTGATTGTCTTGAACGGTACATCTGGAGTACATATTGAAAGTAAGAAAAGTAATTTAGACGTTACCACATTCCAGTCTATGACTGGAGGTAAGTTTGTTACTTGCTTTCAAGATTACTTTGGAGAAGTTTGGGATAAGATAATACCTCATCCGGGTATTGGCCAGGTGATAAAATTCCGTATCAATCAACTTCCAGATTATGCAATAATCAGAGGTGATATTGAAGACGGGGGAGACCCAGACCCAGAACATCCAGATATTCCAATGAATGCCTTCTGTGGAAAAGAAGGAGAACCATTCAGAGATAAGAATTCTGACTTCTTCTGTGGTAAGCAAGTAATCAATCCTTAAAATAATAACAATATGTACGTAAGTAAGTATTACACAAATGAAGAAATTGACCAAAGACTTTTACAAGGTTATTTCGATGACTTCGTAAAGGCTGGGTTTGCTGGAACTATTAATGAGTTCTGGGCATTCGTTCTTTCTATTGCCAATAAGGTAGATAAGAGAGAAGGATACGACTTATCTAAAAATGACTTCACAGATAAACTCAAAGAGAAACTGGAGGGCATTGAAGAAAGAGCAAACTACATCACTAAGCTTTCTCAGTTGGAGAATGATACTAAGTTCCAAACTGAAGAACAGGTAAGACAAGCTATCAGTGATTTGATTGATGGTGCCGATGATGCACTTGATACATTAAAGGAATTGGCAGAAGCATTGGGAAATGACCCCAACTTTGCTACTACAATTACCAACAAATTAACGGATTTACGTAATGCACTGACAGATGAAGTTAACCGAGCTAAGGAGGAGGAAGGGAAACTGAGTACCCAAATTAGTGAGGTTAACTCTAATTTCATTAAGGCAGTGGATTTACTTAAGGATAAAATCGACACTGCAGTTACTAACCTTATCAATAAGATAGATAAGATAGAAGCAAAAGTCGATAAGAATACTGCTGACATTGCAGACCTCAGAAATGAAACTACTGGTTCATTGGCAGAAGCTAAGGCATATGCTAAAGACTTGGTAGATAAAGAAGCTGAGCTTCGTAAAACGGCTGACGATGCTTTATCAGAAAGTATTCACCAACTGAATACATTGCATATCAATGATAAGGCAGAGCTCAAACAAGACATTGCTGCAGAAGCCCAATTGAGAGCAAATGCAGATGCAAACATTCAGTTGAAACTCACTGAAGAAATCACTAATCGTCAAACTGGTGATGCTGCCTTAGAAAGTAAACTTTCTGATGAGGTAGTAAATCGTAAAGCTGCCGATGAAACTCTTCAGAATTCAATTACCAAAGAGGTTGCTGACCGTACCAATGCAGATAATACCCTCCAGGTAAACATTGATAAAGAGGCTCAAGCTCGGGAATCTGCAGACCAGGTTCTTCAGACTAATATTGATTCTGAAGCTGCCACTCGTACTGCTCAGGACCAAATCTTAGACCAGAAGATATCTGCTTTGGGAGAAAAGGTAGATGGAGATAAGACTGATGTATTAGCTGCTATTGAAGCAGAGAAGGAAGCTCGTATTGCAGCAGATGCAGACCTCAATTCTAAGAAGGTAGATAAAAGAGAAGGTTATTCTTTAACTAAGAATGATTTTACCGACCTCTTACTTGCCAAATTGAATGGAATCGAGGAACATGCTAACTACATTACTCTTGTATCTCAATTGGCAAATGATGCTGGTTATCAAACAGAAGCCGAAGTAGAGGCAGCTATTGAAAAGATTATTGGTTCTGCACCAGAAGTACTTGATACTCTGGAAGAGATTGCTAAAGCATTAGGGGATGACCCCAACTTTGCTTCAACTATCACGAAGAAGTTGGCAGCAATCACAGAAAAGGTAAATCAAGAAATTGAAGACCGTACTGCTGCAGACACTACATTACAAGCCAATATTGATAAAGAGGTTGTAGAACGTAAGGAAGCTGATGCTGCTCTTAAGGAAGAACTTAAGGAGTATGTAGATAATTCTTCTGAAACCGGAAACACTGCTCTTCAAGTAGTTAAGGATAACTTGGCAAAAGAAATCCAAGACCGTAAAGATGCCGATACTACCCTGCAAGCAAATATTGATAAAGAAGCCTCAGATAGAAAGGATGCTGATAAAACCCATACTGATAATATTGCTGCTCTTACTCAGCGAGTTTCGGATTTGGCTTTATCAATCCAAGATGCTATCAATACGGTTAAGAATGAGTTAACTGCTCAGGTAAATGCCAATACTACGGCAATTGCTACTAACCAAGCAAATATCACAAAGAACTCTGAGGCAATTACTGCCATGAATAAAACTATTGCCGATAACTACAAGGAAGTTAAGGATATGGTTAATGAGGAAATTGTGGACCGTACCAATGGCGATAGTAATCTGAGTTCTCGTATTGATACAACTAATATTGCTCTTGGTACAGAAACAGCAGAACGTAAAGCAGCAGACCAAATTCTTCAAGTAAACCTGGATAAGGAAGTTGGAGACCGTAAGTCTGCAGATACTGCTCTTGAAACTAAAATTGAAGGTCAGATATCTAACTTAAGCCAACAGACTTCTTCAGAGATTACTCGGGTAGAGGGTAAGGTTACTCAAGAAGTTAAAGACCGGGAAGCTGCCGATAAAACTCTAAGCGATAGAATTGATTCCTTGGAAACAGGTTCTACTGCAGGTTTAAATGAAATCAAAGCAAAGGTAGATGCTAATACAGTAGCAATTACTACTGAGAAAGACCGAGCAACCGCTAGAGAGAATGCTATACAGGCCAATTTGGATACTGCAATAGCAAATCATAAAGACGAAGTAAACGGTTTATCTAAGGATATATCCGATGAAGCCAATACTCGTTTAGCTGGAGATACTGCTCTTCAGGTGAACATTGATAAAGAAGTTGCCGACCGTAAGAATGCAGATACCCTATTAGAAAATAAGATTGCTCAGGAAGTATCAGACCGTACAACGGCTATCCAGGCAATTGAATCTAAGAAGGTAGATAAGGTAGATGGTAAAGTACTTTCTTCAAATGACTTTACCGATATCCTTCTGATGAAATTAAATGGTATAGCTGAGCATGCTAACTATATCACAAAAGTTTCAGAACTTCTGAATGATTCAGGATTCCAAACAGAAGCCGAAGTAGAAGCTGCAATCCAGAAAATTATTGGTTCTGCTCCCAGTGTATTAGATACACTTGAAGAGATTGCTAAAGCTCTCGGTGATGACCCCAACTTCGCAACAACCATAACTCAGAAGTTAAATGAGTTAACTACGAAGATTGAGACAGAAACCGAAAAACGAGTTGAAGGTGATGAAGCTTTGGATACCAAGCTTACCACTCTGAGTACTACCTTAACCAAGACAGTGGAGGATTTAAGAACTTATGTTACTGAAACTCGTACTGAACTACTGGCAAGGGCAAATAACCAAGATGCTCTTATCAACCAGAACTCTGCCAATATTCAGAGAAACCTGGAATTAATCCAGGGTATTCAGAATAATATCTCTGGCTCTTATTTGGAAGTTAAGGCTTTACTTGAAACCGAAATTGCTGCTCGTAAAGCAGAAGATATTCGATTGGAAGCCAAGATTGATAAGAACTCTACTGATTTGGCAACTGAAGCAGAGGAAAGAAAGGCTGCTGATAAGGCTCTTCAAGAGGCTTTGGATGCTGAAGAAGCTGCAAGAATTGCTGCTGATGCTGCTTTAGGAGTTCGTATTGACACCGAGATTGCTGAAAGAAAGGCTGCTGATAAAACCTTACAAGGTAATATCGATGCAGAGGAGACTGCCCGTACCGAAGCTGATACTGCATTGGGTGCAAGGATAGATAAAGAAATCCAAGACCGTACCAATGTAGACAATGCTCTTGGTACTCGTATTGACGATGAGGAAGATGCAAGGGAAGCTGCTGATACTCAGTTACAAACGAACATCACTGCTGAGGAGACTGCTCGTAAAGCTGCCGATAAAACCTTGCAGGATAACATAGATGCAACCAATGCACATACCATTAATACTCATCGTTTGGATTCAAACCCAGTACTTAATGGTACCGATATTAAATTAGACGGTTATTCTGAAAATGAAGGCACTACTGTTGCAGACTTGGCAATCAAGGCTACAGATACTACCTCTCAGGCTTTCGGTAAAGTTCAAAAACGTATCAAGGTAGATAAGTCAGAAACTGATACTAAGATTAACAAAGTAAAAACGGCTGTTGGTCTTACAGACAGTTTGGGATTACCTGGACTTGATGATACTAATTACCTGGCTGGTTCAGAGAACCTTGTATCGGCAGTTAAAGCGTTGGATAATCAGATTAAGTCTTCTTCGGATGATGATGGTGCTGAGTTAGCTCGTATTGAAGCCAAAGTAGATAAAGAAGTTCGGGATAGAACTGCTGCTGATACGGCATTAAAGAATGAACTTAAGGGTAATATCAATACTGCTAAAACTGAGCTTCAAGGTAATATCGATGCAGAAGAAGCTGCTCGTATTGCAGCAGATGAGGCATTGGATACCAAGCTTACTACGGCAATCAATAAAGAAGTATCAGACCGTAAAGCTGCAGACACGGCTCTGAAAAAAGAACTCACAGCAGCAATCAATAAAGAGGTATCGGACCGTACAACAGCCGATAATACCTTAAATACCAAGATTGATAAAGAGATATCAGATAGAACTTCAGCTGATACTGCTTTGAAAACTGAACTCACTGAGGATATTGATGAGGTATTGGCTGCTCTGGATGCTTTCAAGGCAACTAAGGCTCAGGCTAATGGTTTGGCATCTCTGGATGAAAATGGTAAAGTACCTGCAGGTCAATTACCTTCTTATGTAGATGATGTAATCGATGTATATGCTACATATGATGTATCAGATACTAATGAGGTAACTAACATCAAATTGTATACTGATGCTGACCATACTACTGCAGTAGTTGGTGAAGCTGGCAAATCTTATAATGATATTACCCCAGACCATCCAGGATATCAATTCCGTTGGTCAGGTACTACTTGGGTACAGATTGTTTCTGGAGGTTTAATCATCGGTGAAATCACCGGTACTGCATTTGATGGTGCTAAAGGTAAAGCTCTTGAAGCTGTAGCTAATGGCTTGCCTATAAATTCTGTATCATCCCTGGTTAGATTCGAGGCTAATGGTAATAATGTAAACTTACTTTACGATTCAGCTTCTAAAGGTAAGGGTAATATTTATAAGGCTAATCCATCTTCTTCTATTAGCATACCAGCAGTTACTACTACTAAGGCAGGTGTTATGACTGCAGCCGATAAGGTTAAGCTTGATACTACCTTGCCTAAACAAATCTCAGATGAGGTTGCTGCAAGAACTGCTGCCGATGAGGCAATCAGAGGAGAATTGGCTGATGATATTGCTCAAGAGGTATTGGATAGAGATGCTGCCATAAAGGTTGCTAAGGATGCACTCCAGGCAAGTATCAATAAGGAAGTTACAGACCGTACCAAGGCAGATGCTACTCTGAAGACTACCCTGGAAAAAGCCATTGCAGATGCTAAGACAGAACTGGAAACAGCAGATGCTACTCTTCAAAGTAATATCACCAAAGAAGTCAATGACCGTAAGGGAGAGATTACTAGAGTAGAGAAATTAATCACTGATGAAGCTGCAACTAGAGCTCAGGCAGATATTGATGTAAATGAGAAGGTAGATTTACATATTGGTAACAAATCTAATCCTCATGGAGTAACCAAAGCTCAAGTAGGATTAGCCAAGGTTAATAATACATCGGATGCAGATAAACCTGTATCTACTGCTCAGGCTACTGCTATTGCAGATGCTAAGGCTGCAGGTACCAATGCTCAAACCAATCTTACTACTCACATGCAGAACATGAGTAATCCTCATGGAGTAACCAGAGACCAGTTGGGATTGGGTACTACTGCTGAGATTATCTTTAAGAAGGTATCTGCTCCTTCTGGTTTATGGAAAGAATCTGACAAAAGACTTAAGACTTTCATTAAACCATTGGAACATACTCTCGATGAAATCTGCTCTATACCTACGGATTCATTTATGATTCGAGGTAATCATGATATAGGTACAATTGCTCAGACAATCGAAAAACATTTCCCAGAATTAGTTTCTGAGAATGCGGTTAAACCCGAAACAGTTCCTAATCCTGAAGCCTTTGAAAAGGTAGAAAAGGATGGAGAAACCTATATCCTGGTTAAAGAGGTAGATTATTCTAAGATGTCGGTATTGGCAATCGAAGGTATCAAACTTCTGAAAGCTGAGATTGACGAATTAAGAGAAAAACTTTTGTTCACAAACTTAGATTAATATGGGTGAGATAGCAACATGGAGTGCTGTCAAAACTAAAGTAGGCCTTGGTAAGGATTCAAACGAATGCCCTACCAAGGCTGAATTGTTGGCACTCTCTCCTACAGGAACGGGAGAAAATTACGTTGGCTTGGAAATATCCAATGCCAGTTCCTATGGAAACAATGAAACCGTACAACTTTCTGATATTCATAAGGTAACCTATAGATATGCTTTTACTATAGTAAACCCAGTTTTAAACTTCCCAGCTTTGGGAGGGTATCCTACTCCTCAGGGGTTTGGTGTAGATACTTTTAAACAAAAACAGATAGATGGAGTAGCTATCGGAGATACCATTTTTGTGAGTTATACCAAATCTGCTTATCCGGACTGGATTGTTTATGATGAAGGTTATAAAGCTTCAGAAAATACAACTCTAAATCAACGTTCTGCAAGTTTAACCCTTACTCAGAATCAGTCAGGTAAACAGATAACAGTTCAATTTACTCAGGATGCAGGAGTTGAAACTTGGGAATATACTTTTACAAGTAAGAATAATTCATTAGTATTTAATGCTATAGGTGGTAAAGGTACACCTACGGAATTAACTATTACTTCGAATAAGCAAAAGTATATAAATGGTAAAGCTGTGGGTAGTCCAGTAAATGTTGATTATTCAAGGCCTAGTTTACCATCATGGCTTTCAGTAGAGAGTGGGTATTACGAAGCTTTAGAAAATAAGTCTGAAGGTTCTCGTTCTTATACTGATACTCTTACTCAGGCAGAATCCGGTAAGAAACTAACACCAGTTTTGTCTCAGGCAGCTGGTGTAAAAACCTATGGTACACCAACAGTATATCTGGGAAACATTACAGATATCCCTGCATCAGGAGGAACTGCAGCTACACCTACTTATACCTATTCTCAACTTTGGGGATGGAATGGTAAAACCAATGATGGTGGTACTATAAGTTCTGGAGCTTCAGTAGTATGGTCCGAAAACATATCGGGTTCTAATCTTGGTACAACTGCAAAGGCAAGAACTAAGTTGGGAAGCCGTACATTAACCGTTACTCTTAATGGTAAATCTGGTAGTGCCCCAATCGATGTATACCAAGCAGAGAATAAGATAACCAATGTAACTCAGGGTGCATGGGTAGTTTCTATTTCGGCAAACCCAAGTACATTTACTGAGCAAGGTGGTACATCACGAATCTCTGCAAGTGCAAGGGCAAGTAGAACTAACCATTGGTCTTCAGGTGCAACTAATGCAGCATCCGATGCTACTGGTACTCCAACGTTAAGTATACCTACTGCAGTAACCGGATTCAGTTTATCAGGTACTACTTTGACTGTTGCAGAAAACACAACTGCAAATCAAAGAAGCGTAGTAGTAAGGGCAACTATGGATACCGTTTATAAAGAAGTTACGGTAACTCAAAGTGCATACTTAGTAGAATGGAGATATACATTAACTACTTCTACTCCAACGTTAAACTTTGATGCCTTAGGTACAACCAAATCTGGGACAATTAGTAGTTATCGTGAAAAATATATTAATGGTTCTTTAGTAGAAGGTTCACCTGAAGGTGTTAATATCCAAGTTAAATCTACTTCTGCTGAAATACAAAGTGCTACTGCTGCTGTGGCTATTACCATGAAAGAGAATACCACAACCCAAGCAAGAACTGGTACTGTAGTGTATGAGCAGGTGGGTTCAGGCAAAACCGTAACCATTACTTGTAGTCAGGCAGCAGGTACAGTGGCCATTAGAGAAGAGTTGGTTATTAAAGAGAGTTTCCCTACAGCGCCAAATATTGGAGGAACTGTTAAAGCTTTAGTAAGGTCTGGTTATTGGGACGTGGTAAATGGTAAAGATACAACTTGGCATGATGATACTCCTACTGTAAAAACTAAACCTAGTTTTGTAAGTAGTACTAGTGTAACTTATGAACTTGGTGTGGGATATCGTATAAGTGCTACTATGCCAGAGAATACTTCTGAATCCCAACTTAGTGGTAGTTTAAACTTAGAGTACGGTAGTAAAACTCTAAGTTTAGGTGTAAAACAAGCAGGTGCTAGTGTTGCTTGGTCTTATGAACTAAAGGTAAATAACGGTACTCAAGATTTAAATCGACAAGTGCCTGCTAAGCCTAGTGGTACTTACTCTTTTACCATAAGTAGTAAAAGGTATAAGATTGTTAACGGTTCTGTTACAAGTCAAAGTGAAGATACTACTTGGACTACGTCCATACCGGGTTCTCCAAGTTGGATTCATGTAGAAGAGCAATCTAATACACTCATAGTAACCGTAGATGAGAATACAACTACTAGTCAAAGAAGTGCAGATATCGTTATATTTCAAACTGGTAGTAGTGATACTTCGATAACTTTGACAGTTGAACAACAAGCTGCAAGTATTACTACTAGGGATTATATCAATTATGTAGAACCAATTCCAGATGGAATGTTTTCGGCTTTAGCTCAGAGTATAACTGTTACACTTCAATCTTATAGGGAAACCTTAATCAATGGTAAAGTAACGAGTAAAGTTGCTGTTCAACCTGATTTTGATTTGGATTCTACCGTTACCGATTGGGCTTCTGTAGATTTAATTGGTGGTAATCCTACCAATTATGAATATGATTTTGAGGTTTCTGTAAAAGCAAATACTACTAATCAAACTCGATCTGGTAGTGTAATGTTTTATAATGGTACTGCTGAAGTAGAAAATGGTTGGGCATTTACCCAAGATGCTGCAACAATCTCTACACGGTATGAAATATCTTGGACTGCAAACTATAGTAATGGTACAGTAGAAGAAAACGTAACAGAAGTTGAATTAGAAGGTACTACGGGTATGGAAAATTCTGTAAGAATGGATTTACACATACTAGAATATACTTCTATTAATGGAGTAGAAGGTACTCCTACTTCTTGGGATTCTAGACCCATAGCTGAAAATAACTCGGCAATAGCTTCACCAAGTGGTCAGGTATCTGCTACTCTACAATTGGATTCTGAAAATGCTTTTATAGGTATTACTAATTCTGTACGGAACTTAGCCGAATACCCTCGTACTCATACCATAACTTTATATAATCCTAAAGTTGTAATTAACGGTAAAGAGGTAGGAACAGTACCTACCATTACCTTATTGGTAAATCCAGTACCTTATACTAAAGTTTTTGAATTCGGTTGGAAACAAGAAGGAAGTACCATTACTAATATTACTCTAGATGGCGATATATACGGTAGTAGTGCTGGTAGTAGGGATATTATTTCTTATGTAAGTCTACGAAGGAATAACGTAGAGTTTGCTAAGAAGTATATTAAGCCTACATTCATACCACCTTCTGAAGATTGGTTGCAAGTTATTGATAACGGACAGAACTCAGATAACTCTTATAACTGGGCTTTCAGGGCACTAACCAATAACGAAGGGGATTCTGCAAGAAACCAGCAAGTTAGGTTTGAACAGCCTGGTAACGGTAATCAAGCTTTATATGCCTATGTTAGCCAAGACCCCATGGGTGAAGGTTATTTAGGGGGAAGGGTAAATAATAATGGACCTAGAACAATTAGATTAAGTACCGTAAAAGATGAAAATTGGATTGGTAATACTGATATACAGTCAGGTAATTTTTATGGCTTAGGTACTTTAGCTCAAGATGCCATTACTATTGAAGCTCATATATCTGTAGCAGGTACGGATGGTAGTGCTTATACTCAACAAGTAGAATTAAGTAACTTAAGATTTAGTGAAAGCGGTAGACCTGTAACTATCAGTAATGACCCAAATCAAACTACTGATTACGAATATCACTGGGAATTATATCCTTATGCTGATGTTCCTGCTGGTTTTACAGTAAATATCAGTATGTTATCAAGTGATGGGGATAATGATGATGGTATTCGTTTAGATATAATAAAAAAGAATACTGCTGCTTTTCCTATAGGAACCCTAATTGGTACTTTAACTTTAACTCCTAAAGATCCGACTAAGTTACCAATCATTACTAGTAGTGTATATCATGGATATTTTAACTTTAACTCCTAAAGATCCGACTAAGTTACCAATCATTATTTGTGGTGTATATCATACCATTGAAGGTATGTTAACTCCTCAACAACAACCAGCTCCAGCTTATAAGCAAGAAGAATTTGAAGCTTTTAAAACTGAGGTAGCAGAGAAGTTATCCATGCAACAAGATATTCTTATGAAGATTGCCAGTGAGTTGGGATTAAATAAAAATAACAATGCCAAGCAAAAAGGTTAACATAAACCTCTCGAATAATCTATGTGATATTCAGATTTATGTAGACCCCGTTAAACAACGTCAGGCTGAGAGGTTGATTGCTAAAACTCCCAGTATTATGAAACTCGGTTATGAGTTAGGTACTAGGAAGTTTGGTAATCAACTTCTTCGTATAGTAAGACGTAGTTTAAATAATGGTCTACCTCCACCGGGTTCCAAAGTTTCTTGGCCTCCTCATGCTACTGCTACACTTAAGAAGTATGGAGCACATACCCTATTAAATCTTACTGGTCAATATGCAAGGTCAGTTACTATGGTAACTCAGAAAGACAGAACCTTTGTTGGTCTTCCTCCAGGATTAAGGAAGATAACATACTCTGGTAGAACTTCTCGAAAAACTCTTAATCAAATTGCTATCATGTTGGAATACGGTAGTAGAGATGGTAATCTTCCACCTCGTCCTTTATGGAAACCTGCTTTTGAGGCAGCCGGTGGAAACGTAGTTTTAGAGAAAGAGATACGAAATCAATTAAGAAAAGAACTCAGAAAATATACAAAGTAATGGCAGATTTTGAAGCAGATAAAACATCTGGTACTGGTCCTGCACTTGTAATGGTACATCCGTTAAAAGTGAATGATACAGAAGCAGATAAGAAAGCCATCCTTACCATTACAGTTAATGGAGTACCTAAGACTGTAAATCTTATTCAAAAGAAAGGCAGCCTTAACTACGAATACAAATTAGAAGTAGATAAGGAAGCCATAAACATATTGGGTAAGGGTGGCTCTGATACTTTGGCAATCACTTCTCAACGTAGGGAAATGATTAATGGTACACCCCAAGGAGATTGGGAAAATGTAGAAGTTACGGCAGAATTCCTAGAGGAACCTCCATTTACTGCTGGACTAAGATTTACTGATAATGAAGAAAAGACTCTAGAGGTATCCATTACTTCTAAGAATCATACGGAACAGCTTCTCAGTGGAACTCTGACTATCAAGCAAGTTGGTGGTCTAACTAAAACAGTAACTGTAACCCAGGCTGCAGGAGAAGTAACTTATAAGCATTGGGTAGAACCGGCCGGCGTTAGTATAGGTATACCCAAGGACCAGGTTTTAAATGCCTATGAAGGCTCAGCTGGTTTTAGTATTACTGGGTACAGAGGTAAATTGATAGAGGGTGAACAAGTATCCCAAGAGGTTATGGCTTTTAAAATACCAACTGTATCTCAAACTCAACAAGCTGTAGATACTAACTCCGGTACTAAACTATACTATTGGATTACCGACTACGGTAATATAGCTAATTCAGCACAGGCTACTTTCTCAGCAACTGCCCGAGGAAGAAAAGATGCAGGAGCTATGTTTGGTAGTACTTCAGGAGGTTGGGAATGTATATTTACCGATGGTGGTACATACCAGTTTAATGTAATATTAATACCTCAATTAGTATAATATGGTAAATACAGAAGAAATCGTAGAAAGAACCTTTTATATTTGCCTATTACAAACAGCACTTAAGAAAGGTTTAACTCTTAACCCTGAAGACTACTTACCATTATCACAAGAGAATGAAAAAAGGTTTCAAGCAGATAAGGATGCTATGCCTAAATTCATTCCCATATACGGTATAGGTAACAATCAGGTTAAGGGTGCAAAGACATGCCCTAGAATTACCATTGAACTACAAGGGTTCTATAACGGTGATATAGGTGTGAACAAATATATCATTGGTGATAAACTAGAGGGTGGAAATTACCAAGCATCCGAATTTCCTTATGAAACGAAGGATATAACTCTAGATATTCACCTGGTATCTAATACTCAAACCGATATGAGGTTACTTCATAGTATTATGTATGAAGCATTACCTTCTCGAGGATACGTAAGACCTTATTATAATAACTTAGAAGAATGGGAAGATGGTCGGGTAGCACCAACAGGAAACCTATTTATCGAAATAGGTAATTACTATGACCACCCAGATGAGAGTCATGGTCTACTTGAAAAAGTATATCAGTACACTTGTAAGGATGGGATTTTACCCGAGAAGCTTGCTGAAGAAGGTGAACTTGTACCAATTCAAGACATCTCAGTATTGATTGGACTAACCGAAAAGCAAGAATCAGATTTACTTAACCTTAACGTAAAATAGCTCAATACTAGAGGGTATTAAATAAATGAGTAATTAACTTAATTAGTATAAATATGCCTAATTCACCATCTGTAAATTTCGAGTTTAAGAACGAGAACGTTCTTCAAACTACTCCTATGTTAGGAGTTTCATGTGTATTGGCTAGAACTACTAAAGGTCCATATGATGACCCATCAGAACTTATCCAATCTTTCTCTCAATTCCAAAGAGTCTTTGGTTCTGAGATAGTACCAGATGGTTCTGTATCAAACATCGAAAAGGCTTTCAATGGTGGTTCTAAGCTTCGTATTATTCGTGTACTTGGTAAGGGTGCAACCAAAGGTGTAGTATCTGCTGCAACAAGACCTAAAGCTGCATCTGCTCCTAAGGCTGCTGAAGACGGTTCTCCGGTAGTAGCTTCTGCAACTCCAGAGGAACCCACGGCTTCTACTCTTTTCAAGTTTACTTCTGGTTCAGTTGCTGTTGGCTTTGGTTTGGTAACTAAAGGATATGGAGACCCAGTTGGTAGTGCTGAAACTTTCTCTGTGAATATTTACAAACAGGCTAACACGGTTTACTATCAAGTAATTAGTGCTAATGGCCAGGTACTTGAACAAGGTCCAGTAGTAACCTATAAAACTGCAGATGATAACAATGATACTTCTGTAGATTACCTTGCTCTGAGTGCATTTGCAAAGAACTCAGAATATATCGTTCCGGTATTAACTGAAAAGACAGAGAACATCAAATCTTGGAACAACTTCATCAAATGGTTAACTGATGATGTAGATGGGACAAGAAACCCAATTGATATTAAACTCAATGGTGCTGCTATCCCTGCCGATGGAGTAAAATTGAATGGTACAATTGGTAGTGCCGGTAGTACTCCTACGGCAGACGAATGGATTGCTTCTCTGGAATTCGTTAAGGATTATGTAGATGTATATCAAATCTTCTGTTCACACATTGACCAACATCTTGAAGCATTCGCCGATGTACTTAAAGTACACAAGGCTGCAGTAGATATGGTTAAAGAACTGCAAGAATATACCTACTACATTGAAGTACCAAAATATACTACTCACTATACTCGGGGTGACCAACCAAGAGACTTGAAATCAATCATCACTTGGATTCAGACTTGCCTTGGTACTGTAGGTAACAGTAAGTATGTTGCTTACTTTGGTGGTGGTATTAAATACTATAATGCCGACGGTAACTTGGTAGATTCAGATGTTCTTGGTACCATTGCAGGATTAGGAGATGCTTCTGCTTCTCAGTTTGGACCTTGGAAATCATTTGCTGGTATGAATCGGGGCATTATCTATGATGGTAATGGTCCAGTATGCCCAAATTATGGTTCTCCTTCAAGAACTAAGGAACTCAATGAGTTAGCACAGAATTATGCAAATATAATCTGTATCAAAGATGTTCCTAACCAAGGTAAACAAACTTTGCTGTGGCATTGTTTTTCTTCTCAGGTAAAACAGGATTCAGAAAGATTCCTTGCAATTGTAAGATTGAATCTGTATCTCAAAAAGAATCTTAGACCTATTCTAGAAAAGTATTTGGAAGAACCAAATATCTGGAACACTTGGAATAAGATTTATCTAGAAGTTAAACCAATGCTGGATAACTTGGTAGATGAAGATGCCATGTCTGAATACACCTGGATGGGTGACCAAGACGCTAACTCGTACAATGACTTATCGGTTAACAATGAAGCCGATGTTCGTCAAGGTAAATACAAAGCAATCCTGAAATTCAAGGATATCGTTCCGATGCAAGAAATCACTATGGGCATCTATATTGACCAGGCATCCAAGTCCGTATCTGTTCAGGACGTTAACGAATAAAATTAAGAAAACATGGGAGCAAAAGTAAAGAATCCAAGAAAGAAATTCCTTTGGAGTATCACATTCCCTAAGCACCCAATCAATACTTATCTGTTCCAAACTTGTACTTTGCCAGATGTAGAGATTGACCAGGTTGCTCATGGAGACGTTAACCGGGACGTTAAAACTGCCGGTAGAGTTACTGTAGGTAACTTAGTAGTAGGTAAACTTTTAACTACTGCAGGTTCAGATACATGGCTTCATGATTGGCTATATTCTTGCCAAGATATGATTGCTGGTGGAGGTTTGGTACCAAGCCAATACTGGGAAAATGTAATCGTAAATGAACTTGCTGAAGATGGAGTTTCCGTACTTAACACCCACCTCTTCGAAGAGGTATGGCCATGTAAGATTACAGGATTAGACCTGGACAGAATGGCTTCAGAAAACACTATCGAAAGTATCGAATTCTCAGTAGGTACTGTAGATAAGTATTAAAAACGCTTAGTCTATTTTCACTAAGATTTTTAGGTGGGAGGGGTGGGATTCCTAGAAAGGGCTCACCCCTTTCTTGTTGTTACAGCGAACACTATGAACTAAAGTATAACCAAATAACTTATTTAACATGGAATTAAATTGTAGAACACATGAGTTCATAACCCCAGCAGGTTATAAATACTCAATCAGGGAACAGAATGGTGCAGATGAGGATATCTTATCTAACCCAATGGATGTAAGAAACCTTATGAACCTTACTAAGTTCATTCAGGCAATCGTAGTAGATACAGACTTTACTCCTACTCGTAGATTAACAGTAGAGGATGCAGACCGTATTCCCTTGAATGATCGTTACTGTATCTTATTCCAATCAAGAATCTTCTCACTTGGTGATGAAGTAGAATTTGAATATGATTGGGGCCAAGAAGGCGGTAAACAAGTTTATGGTCAATCATTAAGCGAAATGCTTTTTGAAAACTACGGAACTCTACCTTCAGAAAAAGAATTGGCAGAGAAACCTAATGCTATCCCCTATTATCCTGAACAAGGTAAACTTACCGATTATGAAGTAACTCTTTCTTCAGGCAAGGTAGTTAAATTCGATTTACTTACAGGTGCAGGAGAAAGGATGTTGGTTACTTTGCCGGTAGAAAAACAAACTCGTAATGCTGCATTAATTGCAAGGAACCTACATCTTCAAATTGATGGTAAATGGGAAAAGGTAGAAAGCTTCCATTTATTCTCAGTAAGAGACATTGCAGAGATTCGTAAAACAATATTTGAATATGACCCAGTCTTCGATGGTAACACAGATGTAGAACATCCAAGTATACCTGGAAGAATTGATAAATATCCTATAATGCTTTCACCGACTTTTTTCTACCTGACGGAAGCGTAGACCATCCAGGTACATTCACTTATATATGTAGAGCTGAGATAGCCATTGACTATCTCAGCTTTTTGCGTCTTCCGTATCGAGAAAGGAAAAGATTTAAGGATATAGCCGATGAGTATTATGAAAACTTAAAAAAGAAAACTAGAAAATGATAGACAGAAGAAGCTTAGTCGAGGTCGGTGTTGCAATGGTATTAAGAGACCGATTCTCTAATGAGGCTGGCAGAATATCGAACTCATTTAGAACAATGATGAACGATATGAATACCTGGAATCGAGGTATTCAAATGTCAACTTCTAATGCTTTTGAGTTTGGAAAAGAATTGGTTGGAGGTATGGCAAGGGCCTACCAATATTCTGCAGGAGTATACGACCAAGTATTCTTAGCTTCTAAAATGTCTGGAGCTAATGCTGCTCAACAGGCAAGGCTAATGCAAGTAGCCAAAGAAGTCAATGAGGTAACTCCTCTTACTGCTGCAGATATTGCATCAGGCGAAAGGTACTTGGCAATGGCTGGTAACAATGTAGAGCAAATCGAAAGAATGATTGGCCCTGCAGCTAAGCTGGCTTCTATCTTCAGTATGCCTCTTGGTCAGAAAGGTGGAGTTGCTGACTTGATGACTAACATCATGCAGACCTTTAATATACCTTCACAGAATGCTACTCAGGTAGTAGACCAATTGGCAACTGCAGTAACCTCTGCAAATATTTCTCTAACAGACCTTGCCCAATCTTTCCAATATTCAGGAGCAGAATTTAGAAATGCCAAAATCAGTATGGGTGATGCAGCTGCAGCCATTGGAGTACTTGGTAATCAAGGTATCCAAGCTTCATCAGCTGGTACTGCATTAGCAAACATGATGCGCTATTTAACACTTTCCGTAACCGGGCAGAAAAAGGGAGGTGGTGAGATGCTAAAATCTTTAGGCATTGACCCAAAAACTCTAGTAGATGCCTCGGGTAATCTTTTGAGATTAGATAAGATTATATCTATATTGGGAGATAAACTTAGAGGTAAACGAGGAATAGATATCTCCTCTGCTCTGTTTAATATCTTTGGAGTTCGTGGTACAAGAGCTGCCTCAGCTTTACTTCAGGATTACTGGACTGGAGCTAATAAGCTTACTGAACTTATGGATAAGGTTGCAGGTGCAAGTGGTACAGTAGAAAATTTAACTCAAGAAAGATTACAAACTCCTGCAGGTATTATCGAACAGTTTAAATCAAACTGGGAGAACTTTATTGTAACTGCAGGTTCTACACTTGCTGAAGTCTTTAGCCCAGTACTTAAATTGGGTTCTGGTATCCTAAAGATTATTAACAGTATACAAGAAACTTGGGCAGGTAAGTTCTTGGTAAAGGTAGTTGCAACTGGAGCAGTAGTAGGTACTCTATATCAGGGATTTAAGTTTATTCAGGGTACTATCAAGATGATTAGTACCTTCCAGGCTTTAGCTACTTCAGAAACTAATGGTATGGCAGAAGGTATGGTAAGAACTAATGTTCAAGCTTCAATCCTTGAAGGTCACATGAGAAATATCTCAGCAATGATGATGAGAATGACTGCTATGCAAATGGCTCCAGGTAAATTCTTTGCATTGCCCATGGGAGGTGCTATAGGTAAAACCAAGAAAGGTACTGTAGTAGCAAGAGATGCAAGAGGAAGATTTACTTCAATGAGTACACTTGCAGGTATGGGAGTTGGTACAGCAATAGGTTCTAATGTAACTAAAACTGCAGGCCAACAGATTGCTAAGAAAGGTGCTATGGGATTTGGTGCTAGATTACTTGGTGGTAGACTTTTAGGATTCTTAGGTGGGCCTTGGGGACTACTAGCTTCTATAGCTATCCCTGCATTGATAGAAGTAATCGGTGGTCTTACAAGTTCTGTAGATAATAACACTGCTGCATTAAACTCAGAAGAAACCAAAGCTTCTATTCAAGACAGAAACCAACAAGCATTTATTGATGCAGTTAGAGGTGCAATCAGAGATGGATTCAAGGATTCAAGAATTAATATATCAGTAGATGGAAACGAAGCTGGAGACTTTGCTCCTGGTGGTCAACAGGATTTTACTGGTATATCTTTAGGATTAAACTAAACAATCATGGCAAGAATATTAAATCAAATAGCAGGTGGGGTTGTTGAAAAATACAATGACCTCACCAGAGATTCTGCAGGAGTTCTTACTGGTCCTCTGAATAAGCTTTGGAGAGCAAGAATTTATCTCAATAGAGCAACTTCTACATTGCCTAAAGATACTGCAGATAAAGGGAAGGTATATGACCCTAATAACCCATTTGGACCAAGAGCTAGTTCAAAGAATCCTAAGTTAAACCAAAGGATTCAGAATCAATATCGAATGGAATTAAAACATCAAGTAGAAGGTGGAGTTCCATTCGGATATGAAGAAATGGACCCAGCTAAAGGTCAGAGTGTTACAAAGAATAAAGAACTTTTCTTAGTAATGCCTGAGGTAAGAAGTATGAATCAAGTAGTGATTTATAATCTTACTGCTAGCCCATATCAATATATCACTCTTCAGAATAGACCACCTTCAATTGATTTTCGAGGAGAAACTACTTGGGCAACGATTAAATCTATGGGACGTAATACTCCTATGTATCACTTTACGGGTAGTGAGGATATAATTCAATTCAATGTATCTTGGTTCTGTAATGACCCTGATAATCCAAAAGAGGTAATTACTAAATGCCGACTATTGGAAATGTGGACTAAGGCAAACGCTTATCAGGCAAGTCCTCCGATTCTAAAAATCGAATGGGGCAGTTCTGGTATATTTGATAATCATCAATACATTCTTACATCTGCAACTTATACTCTGAATAACTTTAGGAATGCCTCAAGGACCAGAGTAGCAGGTAAGTCAAGTACAATCGAGGATTTAAAGTTATTGCCTGCAGCTGCAACTCAGGAATTAATCTTCAAAAGAGTAAGTGCTTATAACTTATCTTATCAGGATATTGTAACTGAAGAAGACTTAAAGAATACGAAAGGGATACAGATATGATAGACTTAAATCAATACATGACAGGAGCAAGTCCTTATGATGGAGCTATTGCTCTTAAGTATGATGAAGGAGATTATTCTTTAGAGGTAACTCCTCCTAATGTTCCTTATACAGATAACGATAAACAACATACTGTATTGGATGGAGAAACTATACAGAATATTGCCTATCGTTACTATGGTGACTCTGGTAAGTGGTATCTGATTGCCGAAGCTAATAATATCTTGAACCCTTTTCAAGAATTAGAACCTTATCAAATTTTAAGAATACCAATGTATGGCTGAAATTAGAAAACCTAACCAACCAATACTTTATAATGGAACAGCAACACCTTATATGGCTCTGTTCAATTCTGGAGGTATGCCTATAATGAATCCCATTACTGGCATACCTCTTGGCGCTTATATAAGTAATTGGAGCTACAAATATGATGAGGAGAAAGAGAACTTAGCTACCATTACATTTGATACTGGAGACCCAGATACGGTAGATATCGAAGACCTCCAGGAAAGCTCGATTATTTATCTTCAGTGGGGATACATATACCCTGATGGTCAATTTATCTCTAGCCCAGTACGCAGTATTAAGGTTAGAGATTTGGATTGTGTATTCGATTCCACTGGCACTCATGTGACGATTAAGTGTATAGATACAGTTGGAGATTTAAGATTCCAACCACCTTACACTCATTCAGATTTATCGGAATACAGTTTATCCAACTTTTTGGATAATGGATGTAACAATGATATAGGCGTAATCATAGAAATATTTCAGTAATGGCTAAACAAGTAATAAGTAATAAAGTTTACGAGTCACTACAGGTCCCGACAGAACAAAGTCGAACTACTACTGGAAAGATACTTTACGCTAACCGGTTTAGTGGAGTAGCTCAAGTAGCTATGCCCAGTGATTTAAAATCCTTGATAGATAGTGACTTGGGATTAATAGGAAATAACATCTTGGTTCAATTAGAACAAAAGATGAAAGGATATGCAAATGGTCCTTGGTATATTGATTCTCGCGATGGTGTAATATACATACACAATCGTAAGTTTACTCAAGAACCCGAATATACTTATATATACCAACAAGAAAATGGTGAGGTACTTAGAGTATCTTTCACTATGCAAAAGATAACTAAAAGGGTAAAAGCTCAATTAACTCAGACCATAGACCCTGAAGATAAGGGTTTAATTGTAGGTTCTACAGATACTACAGAACCTGAAAGAGAGAAGGAAGAGATATCTTTATTCAAATCTCCTCAAGATAATACTGAAGTAGTACCTCCATGGGATTATAAAACTGGGCAGAATTTTGGGTTGGGACATCCTCATCCCATTACTGTATCCCCAGAAATAATAGCTAGTCATAAACAGTATGAAGCTAAAGTAAAAAAAGCTAGTTCTGCAATAAAAGAGTACGGTTCTCAGAAACCTTACGTTGCATATAATGCAGGTAAACAAGAAGCATTGGATAACTTAAGTACTGAGCAATATCGTGAGGCAATTAATACTGCTGTAAATAATCTACCGAATGATAAGAAAAGGGTTATTCAAGAAATCTTAAAGAACTCTAAGAACGGTAAAGAGTTAGAAAGTAATCTTAGGCAATTATTAGAAAACGAAAGATACCTATTTACTGGAGAATATAAAATGGAATACCTTGCAGAAGAATGGGTAGACCCAAGAGAATATGACCCAGAAGGCATGACTCCTCTTCATATGATTGACCTTAGAGATACTCAGGGTAATAAGTATAGAATAGCTTCAGCTAATGAGCAATCTCAGAGAGGTATATCTGCTTTAGAAAAAGACCCCTGTATTATGGTATATCCTGATACCTATGAATTAAAATACTCTGGTGATGGAGTTACTACTCCTACGATGACTAGAAAGGTTAAAGCCAGGGTTAAGATACGAAGAATGAAGAAGGTACCTTTCTTAGTACCCATTTATAAATTGTATCATAATCTTTTTGGCCGATATGGTGGAGCAGATAAGGTTACTTGGGCAATGAATGCTAATGCTAATGGTGGCCTTAAGATATCCGAAAGAAAATTAGTATGTCAGATGACTGTAGTCGGTAGACCTTCATTACAATCTTCTCAAGTAATATACTTGGATAATGTTGGAAAAAGGTGGTCAGGTTTTTGGTATATTAAATCTGTACAACATTCAATGGATGCTGGTCAAGGTTATCTTTGTACTCTTGATTTGATTAAGAACAATGCAAGAGATGGACAAACTACATCTATGACTCAACTTAGTACTCAGGATATTGTAAGTAATGATGCTAAGGGTTCTGCTAAAACTGATTTTGGTAAGAACAAAAAGAATACTGCTAATGCTTCTGATATTGTACATGATTTTACCTATAATGAAGTAGTATACTTTGTAGAAAGGTTTATGGATGATAAGGGTAGAATTATTGATAAGAAAGGTGCAGGAGAGTTCTTACAGAATAAGTTCTATTATGACGAGATAAATGCTAAAGACCCAAAAGCTCTTGCTGCAGGTACCGTTCGTACAGAAGGCACAGTAGTAACTTCCAACGGTACTGCACTCTATGGTAAAACTAATGTCATAAAGGCAGACCAATCAAAGGTTACTCCTTCTATGAAAGAAAGGTATAACTTCGATGAGTTTAATTGGGCAATGAAAGCTTATGAACGATATAAATCCAACAAGAAATAATGTACTCAACAGCTAGATTACTAACAGAAGAGGGTATCGAAGGTTTAGGTAGATACTACTCTATCTACCGGGGCATAGTGGTAGATAATAATGATACGGAGAAACATATGAACCGTATTAAAGTATGCTGTCCTGAAGTCATGGGTGGAATCATTACATGGGCTTTTCCTAAAGGCCAACATGGTTCTATCAATAACGGATTCAAGTACTTAGCTCCTAAAGTTGGAGATATAGTATTTGTTACATTCGAATTTGGAGACCCAACTAAACCTCTATGGGAATATCATGGTTGGGGATTACAACAAGTACCAGACCCCTTGGATGGTCCCAATAAAATGGGAATCATTACTCCAGAAGGAAATTTAATGGTACTAGATGATGATAATGGAAAGCTAACTGTTTATATAAATGGTGATGTAGGCCTTGCTGCTAGAGGGAACATTTCTATTCAAGCACAAGGTGATGTAAGCGTAGGTTCTGGAGATACAGTAATCTTAAATAAGGGGGAGAATCAAGGAGTAGTTAATATTAAAGAACTAACCGAGAAACTCAATAACACCATTAAAGAACTAGAAACTCTAAGAGCTTTATTCAATTCTCATGTACACTCAGGTGTAACTACTGGACCAGGTTCTTCAGGTCCTACCGTAACTCAAGCAAGTCAACCGTTCTCTACTTTCAAACAAGAAGATTATGAGGACACTAAATGTATACACTAATGGATAACTATCTTACTAACATCGTTGGAAAGGGTATGATATTCCCCATTCAACTTACGAGAAATGAAAAGGGTGAAACCGGTTGGTATCCCGTTAATGGTGATATGGCTTTGGTAAGAAATAATATAAGCTCTATAATGTATTATTTAATAGGACAACGATTTCGACAGGAAAACTTTGGGAATCGCCTATGGGAATGTATAGAGGAGCCAAATACACAAGCCCTAAGTTTTATTATTAAAGAGTTTATTAAAAGCTCAATTGGTGCATGGGAACAAAGGATTACCTTTAAAGGTATTACCGTTTCTAGACGAGGTGCTAAAATAAACATAGAAGTTCATTATGTAGTTAATGAAACTTCTACTAGTCAGTACCTGTACCTGACCTACGATAAAAATGAAAATTCATTAAACTCTTATTAATATGGGAATCACTAATAAATGGCTCAACCCTTATCAGAGGTCTTACCAACAGATTAAGGCCAAGCTGATAGAATCACTTACGAATATTAAAGACAAGGATGGCAATGTACTCGTAACTGATTACTCGGAAGGAAATATCTTAATCATTATCCTTTCATTATTTGCGGCAATTGCCGAAGTTCTTCACTACTACATTGATAATATGGCAAGGGAGTCATTCTTACCTACTGCTCGTAAATACAGTTCAGTAGTTAAGCATGGTGCTTTGGTAGATTATCATGCAAGAGGTGCTATTGCAGCATCAGTAGATTTAGTAGTATCCAGAGATGTATCTGGAGATTCTATTGGTGCTAAGTTAACTATACCTTCTGGAACTTTATTCACAGACTCTAATGGTAACAAATGGTTATCATCTAGAGACGTAACTTGGTATGCTAATGTAACTACTTGTAAAGTTCCAGTTGTACAACACGAATTATATACGGAAAGCCAGATAAATGGTATGGTTATACCTTCAGATGAAAGGGTAACTATTACTCTTGGTACACTACCTAATGGTAAGTATTACGAACATGGAACTATGAGTATGAAGATTGGTGGAGAATCTTGGGTATTGGTAAACACCTTTGCTTACTCAAAACCAACCGATAAACATTTCATGGTTACCATGGATGAAGCTTTAAACCCTTATATCTTATTTGGTGATGGTAAATATGGACAGAAGCCAGCAGCTAATGCTAAGATATCTGAAGTTAAGTTCTACCTTACTACGGGTATCAATGGTAATGTAAAATCTGGTATGATTACTTCTGTACCTTCAGTTATATCTTCATCAGTAACGGATGCTACAGTATCTAATACTTATGCTGCAGGTGGAGGTTCATCATACGAAAATTTCAATATGCTCAAGGAACACATACCTTTGAGTGTAAAGACTATGGGAGTAGCTATTACCAAACAGGACTTCATAGACTTAGCTAAACTGGTTGATGGGGTTAGTAAGGCAAAGGCAGAATACGAATGTGGTAGAAAACTAATCGTTTATATATCTCCCGATAATGGTGCTACTGCTGACTCTAACCTTATTCAAAAAGTATATGATGTATTACATCAGAACTCACCACTTACTACTTGGTTAACAGTTAAGTCTGCAGGTAAAGTAAATATTATCTTGGATGTAGAAGTTACTGGGAAGAAGTCTTATAAAACTTCAGAAATACAATCACAGATTCTTAGTGCATTATTTAATGCTTATTCTCCGGAGAACTCAGACATTGGTGGCAGCGTAAGAATCTCTGATATCTATGCACTCATAGATAATCTTGAATCAGTAGATTATTTACACTTGAAGAAGTTCTATACTAAACCATGGCCTACTACCGTATATGGTAACAAGGAATTAATCCTTGGTCAATTCCAATTAGACGAGGCTAATGGTAGTATGTCTTACTTTATCTCTTTCTCTTCAGGTACTCAATTTACAGTACGTTCAGTTAAGGGAGGCTTTTCTTATGATGGCCAAGTGGGTAAGACTACACAGATTAGAGATACTATAAATGGATTTGTATTTGCCTTGGATATCCAGAACAATGGTTATCAATCCGGATTTAGATATAACATAACCATTGCAGAACCCAACAAGGATTATACAGACCCAGGTTATAATATTCCGGTATTCGAAGACTCAAGTCAGTTAACACTTAAAGTAAATGAAATCGTATGACAAATCTTAAAAACCTAATTGATTTCTTACCTTTCGAATTTAAAGAGCAAGATACTTATAAAGTCGACGGTAAGGGCATATTAGAAAGATTTCTAGAAATTTGTGGTAACTATTTCCAAGAAGATATAACTAAAGATATTGATAATATTCTAGATATAATCGATATCGATAAAACTCAGCAGAGGTATTTAAACTACCTCTGGGAGTTCTTGGGAGCATTGCCATTTGCTAGAACCGGAGAACACAAGGGAGTTCCCAACTTAAGTGATGAACAGATTCGAACTATCTTAAAGTATTCAATCTCATTACTTAAGATTCGTGGCTCAAGAAAGTTCTTCGAAATTCTTTTTAATATGTATGGGTTAACTTGTACAATTACAGACCCAACAGATGGAGCAATGGATAAATGGGAAAAGGTAGACCCATTATATGATACCGATTATTCTCAGTACGACAAGTATAACTATGATAAGATTTATGGTTGTGCTCAATGTATAGAGGTAGGTATTTCTATAAGTGGTCATGGCTTTACTTCCCCCACTTCAGAGTTTAAAGCTTTCAAACAATCAATTGATAAACTGTTTGATAGATTCTTACCTTACAACGTATCTGGTAAGATTGCTTATGGATTTGACTTAGCATACAATTATAAGATTGTAGCTGAGCCACTTATCAGTCCTGCAAAGATTGTAACCGGACATATAACAGAAGTACCTATCAGAGTAACAATTACATCAGACTATGATGATGCTGATTTAAGGTATCAAGTAACTGGATATGACCCAGCTGAGAACAAATGGAGCTCGAAGAAATACGAAAGTGGTTCTATCTTCTATGCAAGAAAAGGTAACCAAAGATATTATTTCAGGAGCGTAGGAGATAATTCAGTAACTACCTATGTAGATATAGGTTTAGAATACTACACTAAATCTTATCATATCTATGCTGACATAGTTGAGGGAGGAACAGACCCAGATAACTTGGTAATTACTGGTACTAATCCAGTAATCAAAGTAAAGGTAACTGCTAACATGAATTATCAGGGCAATATCAAACCTGTATCTGTACAGTTACTTAATACTTATGAAACTAAGGATTCTGGTTCTATTTGGGAAATAACTTCTGCTGGTACTTATGAATGGGTTATTGCAGACTTCCCAGCAAAGAAAGTAACCTTAACCGTAACTGCTATTGCTACTAACTACACAGTACTCTGTGAACCAAGAAACATTAATCTTGCCAATGGTGAGAAATCTTTAATAACCATACGTTCTTCAGACCCTAATGAAGATACTAGCCAACTAATCGCAGTATGTATTTCAGACCCAGGTATCTTAGTTCGTAATGGTCAAAGGTGGGCACCAACCACTACTGGTACATTCCAATTCAGATGTACCAAAGATGATTCTGGTAATACAAGTAATTATGGTACTGTAGTAGCTTATAGACTAGGTTATACAATTACCTATGATATAGGTGTATCTAATAAACGATTAAACCTAAATGCCCAAGGTTCTGCATCAGTTAATCTTTGGGTTACATCTGGTATTTATTATTCTACTTTTGAAAGTGCAAACTTAGGTTATTATTTTAATACCGAAGTAACAATCTACAAAAAGAATACTCAGGGTACTTGGGTAAAATTGGGAACTACAAAATTAACTGACCGTTATGTAGTTGGTCCTGATTTCTATTATGGTAGAAATACAGAATACCAATTCAATGAAGCTGGTAGTTATAAATTTGAATCTGTAGGGGATGCCAGTAAGTCTGTAGGAGTAGAAGTACTTGATTATGTACCAGCTCCTCAATCATACTTATGGTTAGAACCATTGAATGAAGATGATGAGAATTGGTATGAATTAGAACCCTACTCAGAAGAAGCAGAAGATGCAGGGAAGTATATCAAGGCAGGATATCAATTAACTAAATCTAAGAACTGTCAATTCTATTTACGTTGGGGAGACGGTGGTTCTGTTATAACTGGTATAATTCTTGAGGGTTTTTCTGAAACCTATGATTCAAATATTATTATTACTATGGATAAAGCAGGTAGTTATGAATTTTACTATCAAGGCTCCGTAGTTAATCTTACAGTTAAAGATGTTATACCTAAGTATACATTAACCTGTAATCCAGTAAGTGCAGAATTAAGTAAGGATATACAAGAAGTATCTACTATCGTAACCTGTACTTCAGATACTGGAGAAGTTTCAGATATTGTATATGAGACAGCTCCAGATGTAGTTCATCCAAGCCCTTATCAATTCTTCACTAATCTGCCAGGTAAACATACTTTCTATGTGAAAGCTAATTCTGCAGTTAAAACAGTATTCATTGTAAATCTGTTGGATGTAGTTGATAAGACAGAACTTACTTGGGAATCCAATGATATTTCGGAACAAGGTATTAATATATTAGTTCCGGAAGGAACAGAATGGTCACTTAAAATAGAATAAACAAAATGGAAAGCAGCTCTTTTAACACACTATTTAAAACTGGTATCATTGGATTTACTTCTGAATGTTATGCCATTATCTTTGATTTAAGGTGGATGATTTTATTAGCCTTTGTACTAATCCTTGCAGACTTCTGGTTTGGTATATCTGCAAGTAGGACAAAGAAGATTGAAATAAGAAAATCTAGAGCCGGGAGAAGAACTCTTAATAAAATCATTGATTATCTGTGTTACATTTTACTTGGTGCCGTAATAGGTAAAGCCATTGGTGAACCCTACGGGTTAAATCCGATAACAGTATCTATAACGATAATGGTATTATGCTATTGTTTCGAAATAGATAGTATCTATGGTCACATATGTACTTTACATGGTATAAAGAAGAAGTATAGTATCTGGTCCATCTTTTGGAAACTATTAACCTTCAAGTTTAAGGACGTGGGAGAAGCTTTCCAAGATATGAAAAACCAATCGAAAGAATATAAGAGTAATAACAATAACGAAGATACATTATGAAAACGTATTTTGATTATGAAGGTATAATAAAGTCTAAAGATGCAGCTGAAGCAATAGCTGCACCCGTAGGCATGGGTCCATTTTGTGGATTTGGCTCAGCAACGATTGTAAATAATGCAATCACTCTCTTACCTAATGGAGAACCTACATCCCCCGCATATCAAGCAATGAAGGACAGAATCCTTTCAAGATATATGACTAAGGCTGCAGATTCTGGTGAAGGACCAGATACAAACTTTGGTTGTATAGCAAGAGATGGTACAATCTACATTTCTGATAGTGCTAATATTAGTATACCTAATATTGAAGGCTCAAAGGGTTCTAATGAGGATGTAATTGTATTTGCTTATCATACACCCTTAGAAGAACCAGTACAGAACCCAGTACAGTTCAGGGCTTTCTGGAACGAGTCTAATTCGTTCTATTCTCTGTACAAGAGATCTGTAGACCCACTATATCCAACACCTAAGGATACTAGAAACTTATCAAAAACAAACGTACTAGAAGATAATGAATTATCATATGAGTCTCTAGTGAATAGAGCTATGGCTTCAGTATCTCAAGGTTTGGTAGACAAATCCTCAATGGTATTGATTGGTATATATGGTCAAGGTACCAACTCAATGGATAACACAGTAGAGAAATATTCTATTGTTCCCTATGCAGGGAAGTTTCCCCAACCAGTAGAATATAATACTGCTATCCATGGAATGCAACAAGCAAATATAGAAACTCTCTTACGACTATTGCAAGGATTCCCTAATTTTGATATCAAGGCTTACATTGATGAAAAGCTTGGTGGTATGGCAGGAGCCAATATACCAAGAGGATTAATTGCAATGTGGAATGGAGTTTCCGTACCAGAAGGCTGGGCTTTATGTAATGGTCAGATTGTAGAAGACTTACAGACACCAGACTTATCAGGTAAATTCATTGTAGGTTGGTCATCCGGTAATGAAGATTATGGTTTGATTGGTAATACTGGTGGCCAAGAGAAAGTAACTCTTTCTACTCAGGAGATACCTTCTCACGTTCACAACTTTGCAGATGCTTACTTTATTGAGTCTTTCGATGGTATCGGTATTAATGGTAGTCAGTGGATTGGTAATAACCTTTATGGTAGTAGTAAAACCGATAGGGATAATTCTTATTTAGCCCTTTGGGACCATGATACCCGAGCTGCAGGTGGAGGTCAACCTCATGAGAATAGACCACCGTACTACGTACTGGCATATATTATAAAACTATAATAATATGTCTTAACTACTTATATTGTTGACAAAGAACTTTTAATTTATGATGTTGAGAAAGGGGCGTTGGGAAACGCCCCTTTTCTTTTGTGTTTAGTAGTGAAGTTCTTCTTTAGCTTTCTCTTCCCAATATAAGATATCTTGTTTGAGTTCTCCTATGTATTTAACCGACTTCTTAGTTCTAGGCATATCAAAGAACTCAACCAGCATTATATTGGTGATTCTTTCTCCATCTTTAATTCGTTCTTTAATATAAGGAGGTGGAGTAAGTAATACTTCAAATACCATATAAGCATCTGGAGATAATTTCTCTTTCATATACTTATATAATAATTCAAGCATTTCTTCCTTAGCCTTAACCTCTTCATCGTCATCTTCTAACTCTTTATCATTATCAAATAAGTCTTCAAGTTTAAATAGGTTCTGATTGTATTCTGCAATCTCTCCATAGGCAAATCGAAGAAGCTTATTCTTAAATGTAGCAAGAGAAGAAAGGATTCTTGCTTTAAGATGTTCTTCACTACAAGTACCGTAGTACTTATTAAAAACAAATAACATTTTATCCCTGTCTCTTATACACATCTCCGAGCCCACGAGACTAAGGCGAATCTCG